ATAAAAAAGAAGAGAATATCCAAAAGATTAAAGAAATCATTCGTAAAATGGTAAGAGAAAGAATGATTGATGAAATGAACGTAACCGGTAACGTACAAGGATATGGTACTCCACACGCATTTACTAAAAAGGGTGATGAAAAAAAGAAAGGTAAAAAGCAAGCAGATTTAACGGGATATAGTGTTGTTAATGAAAATCGTTGGCTGGCATTAAAACAAGATGAATCATCCGCACAAGCAAAGATTGGTAGAGGTATTTCAAATATCAATAAGCAATTAAAAGAAATGGAAAGATTTCTTAATTGGTATGGTAAAATTAAAAACGAAAGTGGTGTAGATAATAAAAGTTATTGGAAAAGAACCAATCAACATATTTATGCTATAAAGGAAAGATTAATCAAATTAGACCAAAAAATCAGACAAATATCAGAATAAAATGGATATAAAACAATTAAAAGAGCTTATTAAGCAAGTAGTAAAAGAAGAAAGCGATTATCAACAATTGTTTAAACATATGTTAGATAAAACGGGCAAATCTATTCCTGATATGTCTGATGCTGAAAAAGTAAAATTCTTCCAAGCAGTAGATAAAGCTGCAAAAGCAAAATCGGAAGGTAGATTAACTGGATTACCAGAAGAACTAACTGATAAGCAAAAGCAGATTGATGTGGATAAGGATGGTGAGATTGAAGGTTCGGATTTAGCAGCATTAAGAGCTAAAAACGAAGAAAAAAAAAAGTAAATGAGAACCTTGCCATTGGTTTATTATCCGCATTGGGGTCTATAATCATTGGTAAAGTTATTTTTTATTATTTGTATGAATTAGCTAGAAAAGGAATAACATATTTTTCTGGCAAAAAAGAATACAAAGAAGCAGTTAAAAAGGTTTTAGATAATTTATCAGATAAAAAAGTTTCTGATAATATTTCTAAAATCGTAGATTCCAAAAGAGGAATTGATATGGGAACTGCAAACGAAATTGTGAATATGGGTGTTGTACAAAACCAAATTAAAAAAGTGGTTGATAGTGCAAAAGGGGAGATTGACCAAACAGAATTAGAAAACCAACTAAAAACAATCTTAATTAAGTCTTGGGCTGAATTGGGAGATAAGGCGGTTGATAAAGTAAAAAAAGATATAAAGTAAAATGAATAAAGGATTATTGATAGAAACGCATTTGTTTGAAGCAAAACTTGTAAAAGAAGAAAACGGAACTTATTTGGTTTCTGGTATTTTACAAAGAGCAGGTGCACCTAATCAAAATAATAGAAGATATCCTAAACCAATTTTAGAAAGAGAGTGTCAAAAATACAACCAACTCATCAAAGAAAGAAGAGCATTGGGTGAATTAGACCATCCGGATTCTCCTGTTATCAATCTTAAAAATGTTTCTCACAATATTAGAGAAATTTGGTGGGATGGTGATGATGTAATGGGAAAAGTAGAAATACTTTCAACACCTTCAGGTAATATCCTTAAAGAATTATTAAAGAATAACATTCGTTTAGGTATTTCATCGAGAGGATTGGGGTCTGTAAAAGAATTAAATGATGGCACTGTAATGGTGCAAGAAGATTTTGAATTGGTAGGTTGGGATTTCGTATCTAACCCATCAACTCACGGAGCATTTATGGCACCTGTGAACGAATCAAAGCAATGGAAAAAAGTTGCAGAAGAATGTGGTAAGTGGTGTAAAGCACAAGATTTGATGAGAGAAATTATAATTGAATTAAACTAATATGGCAAAGTTAATAAATTTAATACCAGGTAGAGAAATTCAAAAAGAAGATTTGGATGATATGGATACTGCATTGCCAGGAAAAGTTGAAAGATTTTTAGATAGAGCATTGCAAGTTATTAAATCTTATAATCTATCAAGAAGAAAAGAACAATATGTGATAGCAAAATTGATAGATGCGTTGGGAATGACACCATCGGATTTACAACAGGCGGTTCAAAGATTAAAAAGAAATAAAATTGTAAAGAGATAACTATGATTAAATTAAGAGATATATTAAAAGAAACAGAGGAGTTTCAGCAATTACCTTCTGAAATAAAAAAACACTTTTTAGAAATTATTTCTACCTATGGCCAACATAGAGAAAATATGAGTAGAAAATCAGATATCAGACAGGTAGCAGAAACACTTGGAGCAATCGCAGATGCAGCACAAGAATACACTTTGAGAGAAGGTGGAGATTGGTTTGATAGAGTTACCATCAAAAGAAATATGAAAGAATTAAAATCTTTACAAGAGAAGTTTGAGAAAGAAGCTGTAGAAGCAAAGGCACAAGAACAAAGATTGGAAGCTTTATATGAAGATATGGGACACGTTTTGGGTAGATACTTCGAAATTGCTGAGATTACCGAAGAACAAATGCATCAAAGATTGGGTATAAAGTAATATGGAACAATTAGCATCACTTTTATTACATAGTAGAACACAGGCACATTCATTTCATGTAGGTGTTAAGGGTATCGGCGCACTATCAGCACATCAAGCTTTACAACATTACTATGATACTATTGGTGGAATTGTAGATGGATTAGTTGAAGCATATCAAGGACAATATGGTTTAATAAAACTACAACCAGTTAGTGGTTTAGATACAAACAATGATATTAAAAATATAATTGCGTATTTTGATAAGTTAATCCAAGCCGTTGCAAAATTAAGAGAAGATAAGAAATTACAAATGAGTTGGTTACAAAATGATATAGATAATATTGTAACCTTATTATATCAAACAAAATATAAGTTAGTTAATTTACAATAAGTTATGTTGATTATCAATGTTAAGGGTGGAAATATAGAAGCCGCACTCAAAGATTATAAGAAAAAAGTTCAAAGTTCAAAACAAATTGAACAATTGAGAGATAGACAAACCTTCACAAAGCCATCAGTTAAAAATCGTTTAAAGATGGAAGAAGCTAAACGAAAAAATAAATTTTTATATTAATTCTTTAGTTTTCTAAAAAAATACTATATTTATTATCAAATATCCCATTCTATATGGGATTTATTATTACGACACAGTTGGTTAATGAATACCCTTCTCTTATAAGGTGTGACCGAACAACCGACAATTATCTATTGGAGTTTCCTTCCCGAATAACTTCACAAACAAATTTAAGGAGAAAAACAATGGCAAATTCAAAATTATTGAAAGAAGCAATTGCCGATGCTAAAGCTGTAAAAGAAACTGCATTAGCTAACGCAAAACTCGCGCTTGAAGAAGCATTTACTCCAAGACTTCAATCTATCTTATCTCAAAAGTTAAGAGCAGAAGCTGAAGCAGAAGAGAAAGATGCAGAAAAAGTTGACGAAGAATTAACTTCTACAGGCATTGGTTCTTCAACTTCTAATCCTAAATTAGACGCACACACCGAATTCGAAGCTGGTTCTACAAAAACTGCATCAGGTGAGCCAGGAGCTCAGGTTGCAGATTTCAAAAAAGTAGCAGACATCAACGAAGAAGAAGGTATGGAAATGGGCGATGACGAAAAAGCAAAGCAAGACGAAATCGCACAATTAAAAGCTAGATTAGCAGAATTAGAAATGGGAACTGATGATGAAGAAGAAGCTCCAGCAATGGAAGCAGATGCAATGATGGGTGATGAAGAAGAAGAAAACCCATTCGCATCAGAAGAAGGTGATGGCGAAGAGTACGATGTAACTGGTTCGGAAGAAGAAGAAACCGAAGAAGATGACATGGACTTGGAAGCAATCATCAGAGAGTTAGAAGCACAATTAGGTGATGAATCTGAAGAACAGCCTGAAGAAGGTATGTACGAAGCAGAAGAAGGTGAAGAAGAAGAAGCTAAAAACGAAAATTTAGCTGATGGTTCTGAAGCTGGAACTGATAAAGGTGAAGACCCTAAATTAGTTGTAACTAACGAAGCGGAAGAAGAAAAGAAAGATGACGAAGAGAAAAACGAAGTTATCGACTTGGAAGAAATCTTACGTGAAATGGAAGCAGATATGAAAGGTGATGATGAAGAAAAGAAAGATGAGGCTATTAAAGCTGAATTGAACGAAGCTTACAAAACTATCAAATCTCTTCAAAAAACAATCAACGAAGTGAACTTATTGAACGCTAAGTTGTTGTTCGCAAACAAATTATTCAGAGCTCATAACATGACTAACGAACAGAAAGTTAAAGTTATCGAAACTTTGGATAGAACAAAATCAGTTAGAGAAGTTAAATTGGTATACTCTACATTAGCAGAGAATTTCAAATACACTACATCTAACAAATCTACTAAAAAATCAATCTCTGAAGGAATCGCTAGCAAAGCAGTTAAATCTACAAAGCCAGCAGCAGCTAAGCAAGTAATTGCAGAATCAGCTGATTTTTCTGACAGATTTAAGAAATTAGCAGGTATTATTAAATAAATTTTTAACAAAAAATAATTAAATTAAGTAAAATGGACTTAAAACAAATTATGACAGGCAAAAACCCACAGTCATTAATGCTTGAGCAAACCAGAGGTTTGAAAGCAAAGTGGGAGAAGACTGGCTTACTTGAAGGAGTAGGTTCAGAATCTTCAAAGCATGGTATGGCAGTAATGCTTGAAAACCAAGCTAAACAATTACTTGATGAGGCAACTAGAACAGGTACAACTGGCGGTTCTGAAGAATGGGCGGGTGTAGCTCTTCCATTGGTAAGACGTATTTTCGGTAGCATCGCAGCTAAAGAATTCGTTTCAGTTCAACCAATGAACTTACCATCAGGTCTTATCTTCTACATGGACTTCAAATATGGTTCAACAGCAGGTAAGGATATCAACAGACCAGCTTCTGGTTCTTCTATGTTCGGTGCTTTAGGTACTTTCGGTAAAGATAGTTTAGATGCTAACACTAATAAGTTAGGTTCTACTCAAGCTGCTGAAGGTGGCTTATTTGGCGCAGGTAGATTCGGATACACTATCAATGATACTAAATCTGTTGTTGCTGCATCAGTAGCATCGGCATCTTTAGCAGATATTTCATTCGATTTATCAAACGCAACTGTATCTGCATCTTTCGCAGCAGGTAAGTTAAGAAAAGCAACTGTAGCATTACCATCTGATGCAGATTGGAATGGTGTTAGAGCATTTGATTTACAACAATCAGGTTCTGGCTACGTTCTTTATCCACAATATACTGTGAAGAATGGTTCAAACGTAGTGTTTGTAGCAGAAATTACAAACGCTTCTTGGTCAGGTTCTTCAACAGTAGGTGCTGAATTAGCATACTTTAAGCAACCAGTTGATTACAATAGAGGTGACTTCGAAGATAAAGGTTCTGACCTTCCAATTCCAGAAGTTGAACTTGAATTGAAATCTGAACCAATCGTTGCTAAAACTCGTAAGTTGAAAGCAATTTGGA